CCATACCTTGGTTACTAAGAGTAACACTCTTTGTTAAAAGGGTTATTCGATTGTGTTGAACCTCGCTTGTAGAACTACCTACATCATGATCATCTTTAAAAGTTTCTGTATGAGGGTCTTTTGAAGCCAACGTATAGAATTCTTCCCTAAGGTAAGCGTTATTAGTTGTATTAGTGCCATCACTTTTCCAGTTAGATCCGGATATTGACCAAGGTGCTTTATCACTATCGGATAAACTAACTGAAATACTAGAAGTTCCAACTCCGGCTAGTTGTTTTAAAGGGGCTTGCGTTTCTGTTCCAGGTCTAAATTGAACAGTACTATCCTTGACTTTCTTTTCAAACCCATCTACCATTGCCCCACTTATAGAAGCCTTTTTATTAGTAAAGGAAAAAGCATTGGTATGATTATTATCTACTTCTAAGTATTTATTACCGCTATTATTAACTTTTACCTCTGCCGATAATGCGAGATCAAAAACAATTTCTACTGTTACATTATTATTAGCATCTTCTTCATTAAAGGGACGGACACCCATATTTTTAGCATTAAACAGTGCTTGAGTTCCGTTATCAGTAACTGTGGTAGTACCATCCGCAGCAAATATTTTATTCATATAATATTCTGCGTATTGTGTTGTGCCGTCTTCTTCTGTTCTAAAAATTCTACAATGTAGGCTTCCATTTGCATACGTTGAGGAATCACTTATCCAACTATATTTAAAAGGAGTACCAGAGCTTGCTTTTATTCTGAGCGCACCAGTCGTATAAGATTCTAGTGTTCCAGTAATTCTAGTAGTTGCATCAAAAACAAATAAAAATCTATGATGGTCACTATCATCTGTAGTGTCCATATGATTTATAATTTTTTCATTAGACATTCCTACAGCTTGATTTGCTCCTGTAGAACAACTAAATGTAACATCACGATCGTAAAAAGGAGATTCTGCTCCTATATCTTCAATAGGGTCGCCATCTAAAAAGACTGAATGTTGTGGGTCCGCCAAGCCTTCAATAGGGCCTTCACATAATAAATCTGTTACAGAAATAATTTGAGTTTTTGAAGAAATACCTCTCCCATAAAGATTAGCCGGACTCCAGCGTCTACGATCTCTAGCAGTAATTGAAGAATTAGGCATTATATATATCCTGTAATATTGCTAACATAATTTAGCCATTGCTGAGTGCCGTCTTCTGAGAAAGCACTTCCCTGAGTTGCCGCATCACTGGCTCCAGCTGTGGTATTGCCTGTAATAGGATTATAGGAAGAGCTTATAGAATCAAAGCTTATTGGCTGTCCAGGTATTCGAAGATGACCGTAAAGAACAGGTACAGGGTCCCCTTCAATAACATTTTGCTCTGCTCCATTGAACATATAAGAGGATTCTTGGTCTGAATCAGTAGAAGGATCTGGTGCCATCATTTCTGCTATACCTGTCATTGCTAAATTAACAGCTAAACCTGCGGCCATTAAACCGCCCCAGCTACTTGTTGCTGCTGCTAGACCTTGCCCGAGTGTTGCATTCAGGGCTCCTTGTTGCATCGCACCTGTAACCCCCAGCTGAGCCGTTTGTATTGAAGTAAGTTGACCAGCGGTTAACGCTACTTCTGTTGTGCCAATAAACCCTGTCCCTGTCATTGCCGCGCCCTCACCTACTGTTGTAACACCAGTCAGAGCATGTCCTGCTTGTCCTGCGGTTACTGCCATTATATATACTATTGCCATTGCTGCCAATATTTTACCTATTCCTTTTGATCCGGCAGGGACAGGAGTAATTGTTATATCTCCTGCCTTAATGGGAAGTAAGAGCTGACACTCTTCCTCAACTTGATTATCCGCTACATCAATAGTGAATCCAATATCCTGTTCTTGACAATCTACTAAATACTTTTTAAATCCAGAAAAATTTGCTTCAGCACAGCGCAACGCACCTTGTATTGTGTCTGTTTCCACACTAAAGCTTCTCTGGAAAGTATCTCCTAGATCTCCTTCTAAGTATACTTTACGCATCATATCTATATACTCCTGTTATTGCTTTATACCACAGAGGGTATAAACTTTCTCTACATGATAATCTATTATAAGCATGATGATAAAAGATATCATCTCCAATATATACTCCACAATGATTATTAACATTCGCCATTAGTTTAAAAATTAAAACATCATTCGGTTGTATATCTGCTAACTTAACTGGTACATGGTTCCAGTCTTTTATAATTTCTTCTGTAAAATAGTCTAAATCTTTATCCCACCAATCGTCCTCAAACATTGCTCTTGGAGGAATTATAATATCTTGCTGTGCTAAATAATCCCTTAGTGCTTCAAAACAATCAGTTTCTCCAAACTTATAATCTCGTCCATACAAATCTGTAAGATCCTTATTTGGAGATATTATATTTAGTTCCATATCGGGGTAGCTAAATATATAATAAGGTATTCCTAATGCATTACAATACTTTATATCATTATCGCTTGGCTCATTAGTAGCATCAGGATGACTATGTACTATTGCTGTAATATCTGTGGTGCGTAATATTTTTAAATATTCTTGTGAGTCGATAATAAAATCATCACCATTCTCTGCAATATTAGTACACGGAAACCACTTTTTTTGTCCTTTTACAACTGCTAATATTCCGCAGCCTTCTCTTGGGTATTCTTTTTCAAAATGTTCCTGAATCTCCTCTAAATACTGCACTATCTAAACTTCCTACTTCCAGGGAACCCTCCAAATGGCAATACTATATTAGTATTACGATTCGGTGAAGGCACCGTAAGTTCATCTGTTCCTGCAAGAGTATTTCCTATAAATTGGTAACGTTTCTTACAAGACATTAATAATTTACCGCAACTATCTCCCGGCGCCCAAAATAAAGAATCTGCTGAGGGTTTATTTCCGCTACTAGCTGACATACTAACAGTGTTTCTATATACTGTAGAAATATCCGTATACGCTGGATCATTTCTAGTGCCCCAAGCACTCATAGGATGAAGTACATAGTCATTTCTAAGTGCATCTTTACTATTTATGGTATATGCTCTATCCGTCCAACCATCATAATGGTACATAGCTTCCCACAATATACTAGTTCTTGTGGGTGGAGTAGTAACTGTACCAGTAGAGCCCATATATAACCAAAATAGTTGATCACCATCCTCTGTGGTATAAACTACATCTCCTTGTGTTAAAGGCATTTCATTATCACTTTCCCACTCTACAGGAGCTATTGTAGGAGGGCGTTCAAATACTACACCTATTTTATTATCCCCCGAAGATGTATATGTGGAACCTCCATTAGTCATTGTAACACTGGCTACTTTGTCCGAATTACTACTAGTACCAAGAACTGCAGTTGCTGTTGCGGAAGCACCACTATGAGTTCCTGTAAATGTTATACTAGGGACAGTAGTATAACCTGCACCTGCTGAAGTTACATTAACACCTGTTACTACTCCATTAGCTACAGATAAAGTACCTGTTGCTCCATTACCGCCACTCCCACTTATTGTTATTGTTGGTGGGTAGGTAAGTGAGTACCCACTACCTCGATTAGTAATAGTAATTGAAGTAACTGCTCCACCACTTACAGTACAAGTAGCTGTTGCTCCTGAACCAGAGCCTGTATCTTGTGTATGCTTAGCTATAGTGGCTGTGGGAGCACTAGTATAATTACTACCTCCTGCTGTTACTGTTGCACTAGTTACTGCTCCATCTGTTAATACAGCTGTACCAGTTGCTATTGCTGAATCTGATGAAGTTCGTGCAACCCATGCACTACCGTTCCATGTATGAGTTATTCCTCTAAAAATAATGGGTTCATCATTTACAGTATAATAAACTTTATAACTGATTGCATTTGGCTTATAAGCCCCATTTATTGCCCAACTACATGCTCCTTTATTACGACGAGTCACTTTTGCAAAACTAAGAGGACCGGGTTCTGTTCCTGAGCTTGCACTACCTCCATCATTAGTAATTATTGGTAAAGATCTTGCTACTGTTAATTGACTCTTTTCTACATCTGCATTCGCAGTACCTATATTAGTTACTTTTCTTATATATTTACCATCAATTATAATCTCATCACCAACTGAAATCTCTTTGGTAAAATCTGTAGTCCAATTACCTGCACTGCCAGTTCCTCGTAAAGTTAATTCTCCTGAGTTTATATAGACAGTACCACTTAGAGCAGAGGTTGAGTATTCTTTTTTTCCTTTATAAACCCAGCTACAATATTTTCCTACTACTTCTCTTCTGGGTACTCGTAATCCTGATAAATCAAAAGGGGAGGACAGTTCCATTATTACCATTATATTAGTTTTAGAACTTATTCTATCAATAATAAATACAGATTTGGGTAATTCAATAATATCTGTTGCAGAAGCAGCATCTGTAGTCCGTCCAGAACTAACTTGTAAATATTTTTCTAAAGTTCTTCGACGAGTAACTTTTTTTCCTACTAAGTTATCTAATTTAAAACCTGATATACCACTACCCGTAGCACCGGCCGCTTCCGCTCTTTGAGTATCAAAAGCATTTTGAAACGTAGAACTAGTTCTCAGTAAAGATTCAACATTTGCTATAGTTAGAGTTGGACGACTGTGTGCCCCATCACTAATAATATCAATTCCGTCTATTCCTATTGGGAATCCATAGTAAACATTTTTATTAAAAACTACTTCCCCATACTCATCAGTTTTAATATCTGTTCCAGTTACTACCATTCCTGCTTCTGGAACTGCGGGCCAACCCGTAGCTGGAGTTGTAGCTCCAGTTTTATTATCTATTACGACGGTTTGTGAGTTACTAACTGCACCATTTACTGTAGCATTTATAGAAGCTGCTACTCCTGTGGATCTATTAAGTCCTGTAAGAACTAGAGCAGAATTATCTGCCAAAGTCTGAGGAGTATTTAATGTTATAGTATTATAGTCCGCACTTACTTTTAAAATTCTTACGGTTGGAGATACTCCTGAGTGAAAATAAAGAGTTGTTGTATCACTGTATTCTAATTCGAATAAGTCAACAAAGGATTCAGAAACTTCTAAACTTTGAAGATCTGTTGAAATTAAATTATCTTGTGTCATGGTTGATAAACACGTACAAAGCTTGCCGACATTGAATAATGATCACTATTAGAATACTGAGTACTCCATTCAGGGCAAACTACACGTATTGTTTTCTCTCCTGTAGTAGTTGTATTATCTGTATCAGGAATAGTAAAATTAAAACTTGTTACTCCTGCTTTATCGTCAAAAAATTTATTAAGATCATCAATAGTTGCTTTGGTTCTGTTTACAAAATTAAGTGTAAAAGTTTCGCTAATAGAATTAAGACCCGCCTTAGCTCGCTGTTCATATCCATCTCCAAACTTTGCACTTCTTACAGTAGGTTTAGATGAACGTGATAGAGTTTTATCGGGGATTATAGTTGCGCTAGTAATATTAGTGCCTGAAATTGCGAATCCAATTGCCATTATGCTGCTCCATAGGGATTGAGAATACCACCAGAACGTTTCTGATATTGTAATTCTTCTTGTACTGCTTTCGCAACTACCTTTCCTAAATCTTGTCCCATTCCTCCACCTTGTGCATTACTAGTTGCATTTCCATTATTATCAACATTTACATTGACTGTAACATTATTTGTACCGCCACCTAAGCCGGTTCCTTGTACTGGAATGGCACCTCCACTCGGTAAGGGAACAACTGCTTCATTTCCGTGTAAAGTAGCTTGGTAGCCAGTACTAGGACCTCTTGCTACACCTCCTACGGTATAACTTCGTCCCTTAAGTTTAGGAGTAATACCTCCATCTGCAAAACCTAAAGCTCCGAGAGCTTTTAGCATTAGACGTTTTGCAATAATTTTTGCAAGTTCTGCTAGCATAGATTTTGCCATACTTGCGAAAGCTTCTTTAGCAGATTTTGCACCCGTAATCATATCTTCAAAAGCACCAGTCATACTGCTTTGAATAGTCTCGTATAATGCTGATGTTTCTTCTAATTGTAGATTTAAATCAAAAGTTGCGTCTGCTGCTGCCATAGCATCCGCTTTTTGCTGAGGAGTTGCATCTTTATCTAGCCTGCCTAACGCTTGCTTTTGTGCTTGCTTTCTCGGGTCAAGTGATAGTTCTCCCAATGCTTTAGCTGCATCCGCTTGTTCGTTCTTCATAGCGTTGACTTGGATCTCATTAAAGTTTTGTAGAGCAAATACTTGATCTTCGAGAACTTGTAATTTCTCCTTTTCTGTTGCTAAAGTTTTTTCCGCTTGTGCTTGTTTTATAATATTTCCAACTTCTCTCTCTTCTTCCACTTTGTTCTGTGCGATAGCGATGGCTTGGTTTTGCTGCGCTATTTTTCCATTTTCTCCTTGTATTGCTTGTAGTGTTCGCTGTCTTTTTTCTAATCCTAACTGTACTTTATCCTTTCCTCCACCGCCCAACATAGTTTCCTCTCTTCTTCTTCGAGAGTTTTCTGATCTTTCTGCGTTCATCATCGCTACGGTACCCATTTGGATCTGCGCTCTGGTCTGTGCATATCCAAGCCTAATTGCCTCTATCTGTGCCTTTGCATTGGCTAAACTAACTTCTGCTGCATCTAGTTTTAATTTGTGCTTTGCTAATGCAAGAGCATTATTAGCATTATCAAGGAGTATCTTATCACTTGCTAGCTCACTGTCTGCATATACTGCTTCAGCCTGGTTTACTTGTGCTTGTGCTCTGAATCTATCTTCTTCTAATTTCATAGATTTGGCGGTTCTTGCATACGAGGCAGCGTCAAGATTTGCCAGTTTCTGTGCAATGGTTACTCCAACAGTTTTCGTTTGAACTGCTTTTAATTCTTCCTTATGCCGACTCTGAATCATAGGCATTATATCTTTAGAAAGCTGATTCAGATGCTCCTGAATTATTAGAAGCCTGGATGCCTCTACTTCTGCCGCTGTTATCGCCTCCGCTCCTTTCGCAACGTTATCTTCCCAAGTCTTTACCTCTGTCTTGGCATCTGCTAGTGCGGCGAGCAGCTTTTCCCACTCCTTCATCGGACCCGGCGTAAGCATCATACCTTCTGCGGTTTTTAGTGGGAGATCAAGCTCATTAGGAACATCGACCCCATGCTGCGTTATGAAGTCCTCAATACCTCTCCGTTTATCCGCAACGATGCTTTTTTTACCACTTAATATATCTGTGTTTATCTTCTGCTGTTTTCCCAGGCCAATGACTGCATTATCTTGAGCCTCCTTGGCTCTATCTGCTAATTGACGTCCTACTGCGGTCGGATCAATTTCTAGCCCGGTTCCTATCAGGTCTCTTAGTTCCTCATTTAATGCTGTAACTGCATCTTTAGCCCCCGATATGCCTGAACTATAATTTGACCAGTCCTCTGCCATTTGTACAAGCTCATTGGATTGTTCTTTAGTTAAAGTCTTATTATCTTCAAACGCTATTACGAATTTTTCCATTTCAGGATTTAATCGTGCAAGATTCTTTAACATCTCTAAAGTACCATCTTGAGCCTCTTTCCAAGGGTTGTCCCCTTTAACGGCCATTTCAGCTGTGGTCTTATCCAGTATTGCGTTGAGTTGCTTAAGTCCAGGAAGTTGATTTATCAGGATCATAATATCCTTAGTAAGCCTAGTCGGTCCAGTTGAATCAAAAGCTTTGTTTAGGCCGAGGTTAACCGTTTGTATATCCTTGGCGAACTGTTTAAGTACTTTCTCACTTTCAGTCAACTGAGGCTGGGGCCCAGCCTGAAGCTCTCTTAGTTCCGCCAGTTTCTGAGATATACCACTACTTGTGATAGCGTTACCGAACTGCTTAACTTGGTGTGATAAAGTTAGAAACGGCCGAAGCTCTACCATTTTCTCAAGCTCTTCATTCAGTGTTTTATTAGACTCCTCAAGCCTTTTTATTCTTTTCCTTAATTTTTCCGCTTCTTTAGAGAGAGGATGAAGACTGTCTAACCAACCAAGAAATATTTCACCAACCATAGCTCCTAAACTTACCCACATTCCTATTGAGAATAACTTTGTTAAATGGCTTCCGATATTTGCGGCAAAACCTATTACAGCTGTTCCAACTCCCATTAGCAGGGCTTTTGCTTCTTGCGCGTATGCTCTTACATGCAACTTCAATCTTTTAAAAGAATTACCATGTTCTATTTCATGTTTTTTTAGAAGAGTCTTTCTTTGTGCATAATTAGTTTCTAATATTGCTAATTCTTCTGCAGTAGCACCGACTAAGTAACCTTTTGTAACCACATAATGGTCTTTCAACTGTGCCCTTGCATTATCAAGAATTTTTTTGGCATTAGCTTGTGCTCCTGCACTATCAGAAGTACCTAATAAAAATGCAGCACCAGATCCTTTTGATACTGATGAGGTATCTTTTCCTAATCCGCCTAGAACACTTGCAGAACTTTTGCCTATAGTGGCGCTGTCCCTATTCAGCATTGCGATGGCATCTTTTGTTTTATTTATTTCACTTCTATAGTCTGCTAACCTCGTTTTTTGCTTTGCTAAACTTTCATTTGCTTTCTTTCCCCAGCCTTCGAAGGAAGGAATAAGACTCTTAATAATAGGAATAGCCATTAAACTTAAAGCCGCGGTCAAAGCTCGTGTATTTCCAGCAAGAAAATCAAAAACAGGACGTATTCCTTTCATAGCTCCGGTTTTTATAGAGTTCATTAAATTATCAAAACTAACAAGAAATTTATTCAAAGAAGCAGCAGAAGGATCCATTATTTCATTAATAGCTCCAAATTTATCTTCTGCTTGAGTTAGAACCTCGTTTGCTACTGCTTGACTTTTCTGAAAAACGGATAGTTTATCTTTGTTAATTCCTAAACTATCCGCATATTTTTCTGTAGCATCATCCAGTCTAAGGATAATACCTAGTTCGTCTAACAGTTCTGGTTCTGCTTTAGTGACGCCACGAACTAAACGATTGAATGAGTCTGTTAAGTCTCGTCCCAAAGCATTCGAAACATTTTTAGCTGCCGCTCCCAATCTGTTTAATTGATCGGGGCTTAACCCTGCTGCGGTACCAATAGCGGCTGCTTTT